TATTTTCAAGAATATTTGAGTTTTTTTCCAAAATCTAAACAGATAACTTGTAGCGGTTAATTTACCGAATTCCAATGACAAACTCATTATCATTGCAGCAATAAATGAACCTGCAAATAATGTCGAAATTCCGATAATACTATAATAAGCTGCACAACCTGCCACAAAAAAAGCAGATAGTCCTATTAAATTTTCAAATTTAAATAACTGTTTCATTATATTACAACTATAGAAAATGGAATATTGGAATATGTCCATGACCCACGCCCTGTAATAACTTTCACATATCCATTTTGAATGCCTTCATTTCTACTTCCAGATACGTGAGCGGTAAATTCTTGATAGTTGGATGTTAACATCACTATACTACTAGCACTAATCATACTTGAACTAATAGTGAATTTACCCACACCCGTTTGTGTTATGCTTGAAATGTTGTATGGAGATGCCACTGGGTCTAATGCAATAGTGTCGCCTGCATTTGGACTTGAAGGACTTCCATTTACCCAACTTGCACTAAATCTTGCCGTTGCTTTAATTAAAGAAGGAAATGCTGATACTGCCGTTGGTTGCCACATACTTTGTGTGTAAACCAATATATCATTTGTATTAGGCAAGCCAGATGCAACTGGCAATCCCTGTATTTTTGTAACTACCGATGAACTTAAACTACCGACAACATCACCGGAAATATACGAACCTGTAGTGATTGTATTATACGATTCTAAATTTGCGTATCTTATGCAATAAATCAATGCTATGTTACGAGGTCTTGTTTCTGAACTACCAGTTGCTCCCGTTAAATGGTCGGTTGAATAGGTTTCATCATTATTATCAGTGTTCGTTATTGACTGCATTGATGTTGATGTTGGTTGCGAGTCTGCTGGTAATGTGTGAGAGTGCGACTTAAATGCGTCAGATTGAAAGCTACCAAGAGTTCTGCCCGTATCAATTCCACGACCATTATCATATCCACGAACAAATTCACCTCTCAAATCAGGTAATTTGAAATATGTTCCTAATAATGGATTAAATGAACCGTAAACATCGCATAAATATCCAAAATCTGCTGTTGGATTTCCGCCCGAAGAACTATTGTTTTGAACCACTGAATACAAAGGCTGGAACGATGCTGTTGGAACAATTGCACCATTACATTCTAACCAACCAGTAGGAATAGATACGGAAGTAAATGCCATAATACTTCCAATCGGCAACGACTGTATAATGTTTGTAATTTGTGCATTTTGAACATAACTTGCTGACACAGCAAATGATGAACTTCTTGCATAACTCGCAGAAATAGAAACCGACGCCGATAACGAGTTTATAGATGTGCTACTCGTCAAAGAATTGGAACTGCTAATTGAATTAACTGAGTTTAATGCACTTGATGCGGATATAGAAAAACTAGACGTTCCATTTGAAGCAGCAGGATTATACTGCAAGAAAAATGTCATGGACGATGTTGGAACCTGTGTTGCGGTCAACGGATTTAATACCGTATTAGCCACTGTTGCGAAACCTGCACTAATTGCAGTTTGGGCGACACTAGAAGATGCTGCATAACTAGCTGTTAATGCAGTAACTCCGCTACCACTTGCATAACTAGCTGTTAATGCGGTTGTAGACGATAAACTTGACGTGGCATATGTAGCATTATTTATAGTGCCTAAAAAGACCTTACTGCTACTTGGTGATGTTTTAATGAACGTATCCAAGTTTTGTAATGATAACTTATATGTTGTATTATCGTTTTCATTTGTTATAGGGAATACATCACCATTTGTCACTTGGCTTGCGTTAAGTGCGGTCAAATTGCTAATTGGAACTGTGTTTGACATAAAAATTAATATGAATATACTACGAGATTTACAGACGACACATCTCTGTAATCAGGTGTGCCTGGGGTAGTTTCGCTATGAACGGAACATGAGAACGAACAGCTTAATGGACTTTTTTTAATATTCCACACCGAAAACGTTCCATTAAATGTGTTACCAGTTAACGAATTGTCATCTGGATTAATCATTACACAATAATTAGAATTTGTTATTGAACCAGATGTAAAATATATTACGTATTTACCCTGTGCGCTTCTACTTGCACTGATAACATTATAAGCTGAATTTGACTGTGTTATTAAATTAGACCCTAATGAGCCTGATAAATAACCCCAAGCAGACGGCATTAAAAATTTTGGAATAGATAGAGCAACACTTGCCGTTCCATATAAACTTCCAGTAATACTTGGTGAAATTATTATACTAGCTGAAATTCCGCCACCAATACTTGAAGATGGTTCTGGAACTACATACATATCCCCATACACAATTGCCTTGGTAGAAACGCCAGTCGCATCAGTGTTATTTCTTCCAAACCCATCAGGACTACTAACTGTATTTGGAGCCAGCGAAAATCTCTTATAATTATAACCCGTTCCACTTGATGCATTATTTTCGAAGAAAAATCCTTCTGCGCCATTATCCCAAGTTCTAAAATATAATCCGCCATTATCAGCAGTAGCAGTTGACGAACTAACGAAAATTATTGCAGCATCATTCCACGGGTCTGAAAAATAATCACTATTTCCTATAGCAATTCCACCTACCGTGGTTATAGCTGCTCCCGCATAGCCTTGAAGGGCGGAATTTACAGATAATTTAGATGTGCCAGTTCCATTAAAAACAGACACGGAATTTAACACATTTTCATTACTTGAAGATACCGCTGTGATGTTCGCTGTTCCATTAACATGTAATGGATATGACGGATTCATTATATTAATTCCAACATTTCCCCCTCGTGCAATTGTAATTGCAGCCGTAGGATTAATGATGGATGGATTATTCGGATTTCCACCTAAATAAATCGGTAAAGATGCGGTTGTGTTTATATACCCACCATTTATCCACAAACCAGAGTTGTTAACATAGTCATTTGTTCCAACCGTGCTTCCTGATGGTGAAATGTAAATCTCGGCAAAGGATGCTGAATTTGTTGTATATGATGTTAAATAAATACCAGAATCATTTACTAAATTAGAATAATATGGAGCAGCCTTCTGACCATTTACCGATAGATATAAATTTTTTAAATTACCAGTGCTACCTGAGACATAACTAGAAGAATTTGCAAATGTTGAATTAGCCGCAATGACATATGATGCTGAAATTGCAATGGATGCGGTTGCGGCTTGACTTGCTGTTCCATATAAACTTGCTGTTATACTCGGAACAATAATTGAATTTGTAACATGTAAAGTGTTAGTCGTATAATTAAATCTGAAATTGCCGGATGCACTTAATGCGCTTCCACTTTCAAAAATAACATTGGTGTCATTACCAACACTTGCGGTTGAAAATAACATCCCTTTAAAATTTCCTAAAGTTAATCTATAAGTAGTGACTGTCCCATTATCCACAATCGGGAAATAATCGTCTAGGGAAATGGCACTACTCGTCAATTGGTTTAATTGACTGATTCTTACAGATGATGAATAATTAATCATATTTTATAAATATATGTTATCCGCCCAAAGATGCAGTTTGCCATCCAGACATTCCACCAGCATTACCAATACCAGTGTAAATAAACAATTTACTACTGCTATAAAATAAACTACCTGTAAATTTAGGTATTAAAGATGAACTAATTGGCGACATTAATCCACTTGATGAAATTGACCCACTAACATGTAATTTGTGTATAGGATTGCGTATTCCTACCCCAAAATTTCCACCATTGGAATTTACGAACGAATTATTGTTTGTTGTCGAGAAAAATGCCGAGCCAATATAGGATGGATAATAATTTTCATATAAATTTTTAACTTCTAATGGAGTAATCGGTCTTTCCAATAACATTACATCTTGTATATATCCAGAAAAATACTCAGAATAATCTAATCGGCTACCAATACATAATTTACTTTGTGTGGTATCAATTGAAGTTTGGACGTTTCCAACTTGAATTCCATCAAAATAAAGAAATGCATAGTGTCCATCCCATACAGCAGTTACAATATGCCATTTCCCATCAACCAAATCACTAGATGGAGTGTATATAACTTGTTCACCTAAAAAATGTAACCACAATTGATTTGATGCATCATGCCATAATATTTCAAATGCATTGTTATTATTATCATAAGAGCCATACGATACGATACCTTGGCTATTTACACCGTTATGCGCCAATAATTTAAACGCCGCAGACAATGTTCTAGGTTGTGCATCATACACAGTAATTGGTGATGTAGTAGTCAATGAATGGCTCGTAGATGCACTATATGCATTACCGACTAAGCCAGAAACATATGTCACAGACCCTGATGGAATCAAACTATTCCCGCCAGTTTCATCGCTTAATATACTATTCAATGTCCAATAATTTGTTTGGTTAACTAATGATTTTTTAGTTGACCCAGTTTGTTCGGCAAAGACGGCTTGAGAATTAACATATAATCCAGAATTGATATAAACTTTACCATCATTATATACTTTAAAGATTTCAATATTATTTTGAACACTGTCCGAAATTGAAAATATTTCATATGAAGAATTGGAATCCGAGCCATAAACTGACACTTTTGATTGCGGCCATATACCATTCGCATCTGACATATCTGTTAAATTTCCAAGTCCAACATTTCCATATTGGTCACACATTAAAAAATTACCATACACACCATAATAACCACGTTCTTGAGATAAAGGGTCAAGTCTGTTTTCAAACAGATTGTAAGAACCTCTATCTGTTCCATTTGTGTGACTGTATGCCGAAGCAGGGTCTTTGATGCGCCATACAAACATACGGTCATCTTCGCTGATATTCATGTTCTTAACATGCATACCAAACACATTTCCCATATAACCTGGGTTATCAGAATAACTTGCACTGCTTAAAAAGAACATATCAGCATGTTCACCTGATGAATCCGTGTTAACATTTACTTTAAATCTCAAATTATCATTGAATATTAATCCCAATCCGTCTTTTTCATATCCATTTGCCGTTGGGTAAAATTTTAAATATGCATTTGAATCTTTTATAGTTTCAATGTTAAAATCTCCCATCGAATTCCCAATACTTCCACTAATATCAATTTGATATTCAGGAGAACCATTTCCAAAGCCGACATATCCATTGTTATAATAAATACTTCCATTGCTACCAGAGGGTAACCAATAACCAACACCACTTCCACCATTTAATGTTGTTTCTGAAATTAAAGCATAACTTGCGGTAGCAGGTATGTATGTCTGACTATTTTTTAGTAAACTGCCATTGAAATTCAAATCTCCGTTAATAGTAATACCTGTTCTATCAACTAATAATACATCTGCTCTATTTGAGTCATCAATGCCCCCACCAACAATAAATAAACTGGATGTGTTTTGTGGGTTATTTACATTAAATTGTCCAACAACAGTTTGGTAATCTCCATATGCATATGTTTGATACCCACCTGCATGACTTGCTTTGCCAAATGCATAGGTTTGATAACCTTCAACGTGAGCAAAGGCTGCTGATGTAAAAGTTTGAAATCCTTCGGCGTGACTATATAATCCGTAAGCCAATGAACCTGACCCATTTTGGAGAGATTTGCTTACGTAATTAAATTGGAACCCAGCATCCCCGTTAATAATACCGCCTTGATTATACAATACTTGTTTATCTGTTCCACCTAACAATGATGCAACGCCGCCTTGAGCCATATTAACTACGTCTCCAACGGTAATTTTATAGGTTCTCATGCTACCACTATCAACGACTGGAATAAAATCGTCGGTAGTAATCGCACTACCTGTCAAACTTTTTAATTGACTTATTTTAATTGCTACATTTGCCATAAAATTAACTTGTTGTAAACGAACCGAAAGTTGGGGCAATAACGCCGGAATTTAAAGAATCCCAATCTAATACGGAATTCAATCCTAATTTAGCCCTAGTTGCACTAATCGCCATCACTTTACTTCCCATATTATATGCACTACCAGTCGTAAATGTGTGAGTTATAGTTTGAGTTTTAGACATTGCATATGTAATAACTAATGCACTATCAAAATACAAATATCTTCCATCACCACCTCTATTGTCTGTCCACATTAATACATATTGAACCGGAGTCCCATAATATCTATCAATTACACCAGCTTTAGTAGAAACATACAATCCATTAACGGTATCATAGTAAAATGAATTAACTCTACCACCAGCAGTTCCATAATTATTAAATCCTACAATTTGACCATCGCCATAAGCGTTCGCTTTTTGACCTTGTAAATTGATATTTACCCAATCATCATTTCTTGATGTGAATGTTATTGATTTGATATATGGATAAACGGTATCATCTGTAATGGACGATGCATTGATTGCATAGCTTGCGGTATCTGAATTTTTCGCTTTAATTGCATAGCTTGCCGTTCCATTATTTTGACCCGTTGTATAATTTAAAAAATTCGAATAATTACTTGTATTTGAAAGTGTTGAAACATCTGAATTACTTGCGGTCATGTAATATCTCAAATTTGCTAATCCCATTGCACAACTTGCAGTTCCTATGAATGTTTCATTTGGATATATTGCAGTGAGGCTACCATATTGAATTTTGTTCACCAATGTAATATTTCCAACACCCAACGCCCTAATACTATCAGTTTCAGCATCACCACGCAAATGAGAAGCGGTTTCAGCATTTGCTAAATTACCTACTTGCGGTGCTACTATGTTATATGTGCTACTCATATTTAATTATTTATTATTGCTATCCAACGAACGGTTTCTACAGATGACCCACCATTAAAAATTGTAAAGCCAGTAGTAGACAATGCCCCAGTAATATAACAATTTGCGCCACTATTACCTGTATTCCAAGAAACCGCCACGGAATAATTTGTTGACGGCATCGGACTACTGAATGTAACGACAGAACCAGTTAATCCAGATACGGATACTGACCCCGCTCTATAAATTGATGCAAATAAACCGGATAACGATGTGGGTGTCCAGTTTGTTCCATTATATTGTAATACTGCACCGGATTGAGGAGTTTGTGCAGTTGATGCAATTGGTATGTTATAAATACCTTTTACTACAGATGCGCTAATTGCTCCTCCAACATCTCCCGAAATAGGATAACTACCATTTGAAATTGCTTGTGCAATTGGGTCAGAAACAACGTATTGAGAATATTTAATGTAATAATAAACAGACACGTTAACTGGACGAGTTTCAACGTCACCAGATGCATCAGTTTGACCCGTTCCGAAATTTGTTGTTCCTGTATTTACACCAGTCACATTTCCTAAAACATTAACTGCTTTATAACCGTGACTGTGTGCCTTAAATGCGTCAGTTTGTAAACTACCGTATTGTCTACTACCACTATCATATGTTGAAATAATACCACCATTATTTGCTAATCCAGTATTACCACCACGAATAAAAATACCTCTCAAATCAGGCACATTAAAGTATTTACCAGATGGGTTAGGTAAATATTGCTGATTTATAATATCGTAATTATAACGTTTACCAAAAGTAGCGGTTGAAGAATTGCTCTGTGAAAGAGCGTTATACAAATTGACATATGCGGTTGGTTGATTATTTGAATCAGTTAATGGATAGAATCCGCCATCACATGCCAACCAACCAGACGGTGCGCTTCCACTCACATATGGAATAATTGTCCCAACAGGGATTGTGTCAAAATAAAATGATGAGGTTGGATAAACACTTACAACACTTCCGCTACCTCCACTACCTCCGTTTAATGCGTATGATGCAGTTAATGCGTTCATTGCAAAACTAGCGGTTCCATTTGGTGTAATTCCATCGTAATACAAGTAACTTGCAGTAATTTGTCCACCTAATTTATCATATAAACCTCTTTGATTTATAACTAATGCTGAAGCAGAAGTCATTTGAATCATTACAGGTTTTGAAATTTGGGATGAATCTAGTTTAGAAGGGTCAGTTAAACTCAATGTTCCTAATCCGTTCAAGAAATATGATGCACCATTGGAAAATTGATTTTGAGAAAAATACGTTGGATTTGATTGGAATGAAATCAATCCGCTATAAACAATAGTAAAAGTGCTACCATTTATAGATTGAACCACACCAACAACTTCATTTGCATTACCACCATCCATGTAACTTGATGTTGCTTTTAAGAAAGTTCTTGTGTTACTTGGGGTGTAAGTAATATATGCTGCATCACCAATGTTAAAAGAATGATTTAATTGGTAAACCGTCTCGGATAATGTTGCCAAGCCTGTTCCGGCTAAAGCATAACTTGCAGTCAAAGCAATACTAGAGGATTTGGCATTAAGCGCAAAACTAGCAGTGTCTGCTCGTGAAGCTGTGGTAAAATTTGGATAAACTAAAGATTTAGCCACATCAGCAACGCCAGCGAAACTACCAGTAAAGCTACCAGTTCTAAAACCGGAGCCGGATTCGTTAAAAGCATATTCAACGAAATCGCTGGCGGTAATCTTTTTTGTTTCTTGATGGGAAATGTCAGTTATAAACAACAAATCATTAGGTTGAACCTGACTTGATGAATATGAGTTTAAATCTGTAATCTTTTTGTTTGCCATATTGTCTTAATCATATATAAATATAGCGTTAACTTAACTTTTTTATTTTTTTAATGATGTATTTGACCAATCCGCTACGCACAACATCGTTTTCATCAAATTTGAATGTAAAAATACCATTTTTTCTACTTTCTTCGTCATCAAAATGGTTCATTACCTTAAAAAACCCGCTTTTAGCCCCAATGTCAGTTTGGTCGGGGTCACCAAGGATGAAAACTTTACTAAATTCACCAGTTCTTGTAATCGTAGTAATAATCTCTTTCACTGTTATATTTTGAGCTTCATCTACAATAATACATTTAGCATTCCAGTTTAAACCACGCAAGAATCCAATAGGAATACTGTCAATTCTACCTTCTTTTTGTAGATAATCCACATCGTTTTTAGGAAGCAATTCCATCAATTTATCCAATAAAGGTTGAATATATGGAGCCATTTTTTCATGACCATCACCTGGAAGGAACCCAATTTTACTATCAGCACTTTCAACCGCACTTCTGATATAAATAATATCACTCATCCTTTTTTGGTTTAAAAGATGTAAAGAAGCTAATACAGAAAGGAACGTTTTACTTGTTCCGGCTGGGCCACTTACAAATATTATTTTTGATTCTTTATCTGCTGCCAACGACAAAAATTCTTTTTGTTTGTCGGTAAGTTCTCTCTCATTAATTGATAATTCATTTCTTATTTTTGAGTTTTGTGGGATTATCGGACTTTTATCCTTTTTTTCGAGTGATTTCTTTTTGTTTTTTTTGCTCATAGGTGAGTAGTTTCTTCTCTATTTTTTTAACCCTATCACATAACTCATACTGTTCACTTTTAATATAGTAATCGTATATGTTAGCGATGTTTTCTCTAAAATTATCATGCTTTATTGCAACGATAAAATCAGACCCTGAAAATTTAAACACATCAACGCATTGTAGTTTTTTAGTTAATGCGTAATTTATACTAGATAGAACTTGTTCCATCATAAGTGTTTTGTTATTAATGATATGTTCTTCCATTTCATTAAACTCTGATGGCAACGTGTATGGTTCGTATGTTTTCTTTGGCATACGATAATAAATAGTGAAGAAATAGGTATAAAAAACAAAAAAACGCTATTATGTTTTATAATAGCGTTTTATGATTTTATAATAACTTTTTAATGTTATTTTACTCGAATTTCAAGTTTTGAATTGAAATCTCTACCATTAACAATGACACGTTGCCAGAAACCATATTCGTCAGCAGCCAACTCTGCGGTTTCATACTCAAAATCGGATACACGATGCCCATCACGGACAACAATGAATCCTTTAGTATCATTATTTTGTTTTTTTCCGAATTTCTTGAACGCCATAATTTTAATTTGTGGTGTTAGAATTTAGTCTTATCTTTGTTTCACGATGACCAGTCGTTGAAATTTATTTTAAATTATCTTCGCTATAAATCAATTCATTACAGTCATTACACCAAATTTGAGTTTCTTCGTATTTTTCTTGCTTCATGGTGTTCTCATGCTTACATTTCTTCCATTTCATTTTTTATATCATTATAAGGTTGTGTTAAATTACCATCTACGGTTAGAAATTCTATAATTAGAAAATTATTTTGTTCTGGACACACATTGGTAATAATAAATCTCGTCAATTCTACACACATATCAGATTCTTCGTTAATATATTTCATTAATTGTTTTCCTTTGAGGTCAATAGGTGTATTATTTTTATTTTCCATAATTTAGATGTGTTTTTGGGAATACCTTTTAATATTTATATTCATGAAGATTATATCAGGAATATACAAAATTGTCAATACTAAAAATGATAAGTTTTACATTGGTAGTGCGGTAGATATTAAAAAAAGATGGGATAGACATAAAAATGCTTTAAAAAAGAATAAACACGAAAACATACATCTCCAGAGAGCATATAATAAATATGGTGAAGATGTATTCATATGCGAAACCATAGAAGAAACAAAAGATTTATTGTTAAGAGAACAACATTATTTAGACACTTTAAAATCGTATGATTTTACAATTGGATATAACATTGGTCGTAAATCATCGGGCGGTGATAATATCACAAATCATCCACATAGGGAAGATATTATAAAAAGAATAACAAAATCTATTATAGAAAGAAATTCTAAATTATCTGATGAAGAAAAGAAACAAAAATGGAGTCGTGTGGGAAATAAAAATTTTAATTGGAAAGGTGGAGTATCGTCGCCTAAATGTGATACTTGTGGTAAGACTCTCTTATACGGGCATAAAAAATGTTCATTATGTTCTAAATTAGGGGAAAATAATCCTTTTTATGGAAAACATCATAGTGATGAAACTAAAGAAAAACTAAGCAAAATAAATAAAGGAAAATTGCCACCGAACCTACGACAAGTCAAAATTAACGGAATCATTTATAATTCTGTAAGTGAAGCGGCGAGACAGATTAATGTTTGTCCCGCCACTATTATATTCAGAATTAAATCAAAGTATTGGGATTATGAATATTATACTGCCACAGTAAATTTAATGGTGGGATGAGACACATAATCTACCAATTTAATATCATCATATTTAAAATCAAACAGATTTTTAACATTTGGATTTAACCATAGTTTAGGTAGTTTCATTGGTTCTCTTTTCAATTGTTCGTTCGCCCCTTCTAAGTGGTTTGTATAAATATGAACATCTCCCATTGAATGAATAAAAGTTCCGGGTATCATATTTACACATTGAGCAATCATCGCAGTTAATAATGAATACGATGTGAGATTAAACGGTTTGCCTAATATTGTGTCCACGGAACGTTGATAAAGAAGACAATTTAATTTTCGACGAGGAATGTTGAGTTTATCAAATTCCAATTCCATAGGTTCGGGTGGCATAAAAGTTACACCCGCTTCTGCACCATATTTTGATAAATAAATGTCTGCTCTTTCGTTCAATGTCAATTCTTCTGTATTGAAATGAAATAAACAATGGCACGGCGGCAATGCACAATGGTCAACCCAGTATGGATGCCAAGCAGATACAATCATTCGTCGGTCATCTGGATTGGTTTTTAGCTTATCAATTACTTTTTGGAGTTGGTCAACCTTTATATGCTCTGAGGGCCAACCCATACCACTTGGAGTAAATTCACCAGATGGAAATGCTCGCCACATTCCGCCATAAGTTCCTTCACCAAGTTCACCAAATTCTTCGGCAAATTTAGAATCAGACTTTATTAATTTGATAAATTCTTCTTGAGAAAACGGTTTTGCACTTCTGCATCCGTTTTCTCTATTCCCATAAATGGATATTGAACCCCCTTCATTTTCAAACCATTTTTTATATTTAACATATGCCCATTCATTCCAAATCTTTACATTGTTATCCACCAAATACTTGATATTAGTGTTACCGCTAATAAACCATAACAATTCATAAACAATTGCCGGAAAATGAACTTTTTTGGTGGTAAGAATAGGGAACGCATTCAAATCAATGTCATACTTTGCCTGTTCACCAAATACACCAATGGTATTGATACCAGTGCGGTTTTTTTTCAATCTACCTTTTTCAAGGATAGTATTGACTATTCTAAAATATTCTTTATCTACGTTGTTCATCTATTTCCTTAATGTTTTCTATCATCACTTCGTATGGGTTTCTTGATGGATTTTTAATATACATAATTTCTCGCATACATCGGTCAACTTCTAAACGCTTTAATAGCATTATTCTAACCCTTTCAAAATCCTCGGTGGTCTTGCATCCACTGTAATAATCAATAGTGTCCATAAATCATTTCCATTCATCTTCAATACATGTTGTTTCCCCACAAAAACACTTATATTCTCTTAAAAGCGGAGCCGTATAAAAAACTTCACCTGTAGGTTTCCATTTATGCTTATGCTTAATTCGTTCAATAACATATCTAACTCGTGAAATTGGTTTCCACGGTGACGGACTTTCATCACAATTACAACGTTTACCGTCATCGGTATAATAAACGAGTTCATTGCAGCGAACACATTTCCAACAAACTATATTTATATCATCCATGATTTAATATCCATGTTCCAACTATGATTAAAATTATACCAATCAATTGATTGATGTTCATTTCCGGCTTAATAAATAAAAATAAAAATCCAGTGTATGCTAAAGTATATAAAGCATCCCAATTGGCACATATAGATACTAAATTTTTATAATTTTTAGCTACATATACCCATAATAGTAAAACTGATATACCCGATACCATGACCAATACTGTTCCTTGTATTGAAGCATATGAAACTAATTTTGTTCCATATGCCCCAATCAATGCACAAAGTATTAGTAATGAATAAATCCACCACATAAAATTAGGCAGACAATCTTACAAATTTCTTAATTTCAATTTTCTCACCAACTGTTCCAGAAACTTTATTAATAAGGTCTTTGATAGTAATAGTATCATCTTTCACGAATTTTTGATTCAATAAACACATTTCTTCAAGACGTTTTTGCCATTTACCTTCAACAATTTTATCAATGATTGCCTTTGGTTTCTTTTCCATACCGATAGCAAATTCTGCTTTTGCTTGAGCAACATCCTGTGGATTTAATTGATTTTCGGAAATGTAATTCACTTGTGGTGCAGATATAATATGCATACAAATATCCTTTGCCAACTGAATAAATAATTCATTTTTAGCAACAAAATCGGTTTGTGATGCCAACACAATCATTGCTCCAATTTTGTTATTGTGAACATAGGAATATACAACGGAATTGTCTGCTCTACGATTAGCCATATCTTCCGCACTTGTTTCCTTTTGAGCCACAAGAAATTCAATAGCTTTATCAACATCGCCATTTGATTGTGTCAATGCAGCGTTAATCTTGTTCATGGAAGATAATGTAATCTCCCTTATCTTTTTTACTTTTTCAATATGTGTCATATTATGCTCCAAATCCTAGTTTAGCACGTTCTTTTTCTTTGTGATTGTTATCGGTTTCAAGATTGTAAATCTCAGCCAAACTCATACCTTCTTTAGTTGTGTAAGTCTTGCCTAATTTATCAATTAAAATTTGAGAATCTTCAACAGTCAATCTGCCAAATTCATGCTCATAATGCAATCTACCTTTTCTTAAAAGTGCTTTATCAACATTATCACGATTGGCATTAAATGTCAAGACAATTGTTAGATTCAACATACTACCTAAAATACCATCGCCTATGTTTAACAACGATGATACCAAACTTTCATTTCCTTGATTTTCCTCACGACTAACAACAGCTTTTTCAGCATCTTCCAATACCAATACGCTATTTTTATGCTCTAACAAAACAGGAATAATGTTTGGACTGGTTAAGGTGTCAATGAATGTTGTTGGAATGAAGATAAACGGACGTTTTCCGCCAAATTTTTTTGCCAAGTATTTAATGTAAGTTGTTTTTCCCGTCCCAGCAGTTCCATGAAATATGAATAATCCATTATTATTCGTATTTAACTTCTCAATGATGTTATTATGGTGATTAACAAATTCTTTACCATAATTCAATTCAATGTCTAATTCTTTAGAAAATTTATCATCAATAGGAATTTGTTTTACTTCAATGCCCTCTCCATTATTCATCAAAATACCAAAATAAGTATTTTGAGTGAAATCCATATCTTTGTAATAAGCTTTATTTACATGCGCCAATACTTCGTCTAAATTGTCGCTATCAACCGACGCTGCGGCTAAATACCAAGTATCACCATCCGATGAAATTTTGACTATAATTGGAGAAGTTATTTTAACATCTTGAAATTTTCCTTCCATTAAATATACAAAACTGGTTCCATCATTATCATCTTGAAGAAATCTTAACCCCCTAAGTAAATTAGCGGCTTCCGTTTGAGGAGTTTTTTTGTCAACAAGTTTTGAACTACAAAGTAATGTGGAATTTTTGTCTAAATATTCGATAAATTTAATACCATCAACGGAGTTGATATAACGACCTGAAGGAAGTCTTTTATCGTTAGTATTATCGTTTTTATACAAATACCAATATAATCCGCATACATCCAAATAATTAAGATGTCGGTTGCTGAAAATTATTTTGGAGTCATCATTTTTAGAAACGTCGTTATTCATTATTCTTTAGTATAACAAACAACCTTACCAAAGTCAAATTCTTTTATAACTGTTTGTTTTGTAAATAAATGTTCAAATGGAGACATATAGGTGTCTCCTTCATATTCCTTATCAATGTGAGTGACATAAAACTCGGTAATATATGGCATGAATAATTCGTATATAGATTTCCCCCCAGCAATAATTGCGTCTTTTGGTATGATATTAATCTTGGAAGTGTAATGATACATCGTTGATTCGTTGGGTGAAATTATACAACCAGCACTTTCTTTTAATGTGTTTGATAATACCCATATAGTTCTATTAGGAAGTATAGGTAAATCACGATATGTTCCACCGCCTACTAAAATTGATTTATGCAAAGTAAATTCTTTAAACCACTGAAAATCTTCCTTATAATGCCAAGGGATTTTATTATCTTTTCCCACACAGCGGTTTTTTGCCATTGCCATTATTGCTTTCAT